TATAATCTGTTTCTTGGTTAGCAGCTTCTACATCTTCTGGATTCTTTGGTTCAAATCTAACAACTTCATCACCAGATACAAACACTTTAAGTAGCTGTGGTAATGCTGACTCAATGGTATCTTGAACGTCAAAAGATACAACTTGAGAACGGCCTTCAATCTCATTGCCAAAAGGCTCGCCTAAATAGAATTGTATTGCTTCAGCACGTTCTGCTGATAGTTGAGAGTCATTAATACCATAGGCAATGTTTTCTTCATTGTCTATCTGACTCAATAACTCTTCATCTGTAAATTTTTCTGCCATTAAACTATCCCTAAACTGTTATATTTTATTTCATTGTGTTGCCAAGTTTCATTTGACATACCGTCAATGGAAACACAAAGATATCTAAACGCATCCGATCCATGAGAATATTCATCATGTAATGGTGCAGTAGGTTCATTGGTTGTGCTACTTATGTTACGTCTGTAATGCTTGAGACATTCAATCAATCGTTCTGTTGATTTATCAAAGTAACAACGATGAAAGTTCATACGAGCTACTTTAATGCCAGACTCTATATCTAAACGTGGCACGATTCTAACATCCCAACCATGTTTACGCATAATATCTTCTGCTGAGATACCATGTTTAAAATCTTTTGTTCGACCATCATGAGGTAAATACATCTGACCCCAGTTATATCTTAAATCTTTAAGTTGTGCTGAGTAACTATCTAATGTTCTATGGTCATCTTCTATATAGTCAATGATACGAACATCGGATATGCCTTTTTGCATTAAAATAATGGCCATACTATCGTTCCAACCTAAGTCCATCACCACATGAACTTTAAGCATTGGATCGTAAGGAACGTTGGTTATTCGACCTTCCTCTTGTGCTTCTCTTATTTCATTAGCATAGATAGCACCATCAACGGCTGACTTACAATCGCCTTCCCAGATATTTGCATAATCATCTGAAGTGGCTTTACTATGTAGTCTTTCTTTATTCAGAACTTTAGGAAACCATGGATTATCAGACCAGTTTATTTTTACGACTGCTGCATCTTCTGGTGTATCAATTACAAATCGTTTGTATGTATCATCAGAATCGAGGTCAGGGTTAAAGCTTACCCATATTTCTGAACCTGGTTTCCTAATCGTTGGAATTAAAATGTCCCATGACTTTTTAGATACGGTCTGAGCCTCTTCAACCCATACGATATCAACACCCTCATAGGACTTGATTGACTCGACTGTATTGTTAGCAAGACCAGTAAAACTAAACTTACTTCCATTAACACATCGAATCTCATTCTCTAAAACTTCAAAGTATTCACCGAATCCCATGGCCTGTATTTGGTCATTCAGTAACTGGTGAACTGACTGCTTAATAGATCTCTGTACTTCTCGAGCACATAATATTCTCAATGGATCTGTGATTGCTTTAGCAATGAGTGCTCTAGCAAATCCCCATGACTTACCACTACCTCGACCTCCATACGCTACCTTGTAACGATGAGGTTCACCCAAGAATGATAACTTATCTGGGAACTCTGCTTCTATTTCTCTACTATTCGGAATCTGATCCATCATTATTAGGTTTTACAAATTTAAGTGTGACGTTTAATGGAGAATCATGTCCATCCATTGTGCCGATTTCTGATTGTGTTGGCATAAGTTTAGCATACAATCTATAGAACTCAGTCCTATTATCTACAGCCCAAACTGCCATTTCTTTTACACCACCGATATCGTCAAACACATCAATCACGTTTTGTCTAACCTGACCAGATATTTTATTAGGTGTTCCTTTTTTGCGACCAGAGCCTTCTCGCTTGCCACCTCGATTATCTTTTTTTTCTTCTTCCATTTCAACTCCGTTTAGGTTGGTTGACTACTTCCATTGGTATTAATAAATTATCTAAAGTAAATTGCCATTCTTCTGCGTAATCACATTTATTGTAATCACTAAAGCATGGTGTTCCTATAGTAAAGTGAACTAACTTAGCATCAGGATTGTAATCGTACTCAGATACTAACCAGTTCCATTCTTTTGGTATCTCACCGATCAAGTCCATGAATTGATTATCTAGCCATTTGAATCGGTGTAATTCAGCACCTGTAGAGTTCATTATCATCTCAGGTGTCAACTGTAAATTCTTAAAGTGGTCGCAGTTCCATACCATCACACTCGACCAATTCTTTCTCGGATAATCTTCGTTCTTATTCCCGAGGTATTTAGTAGGGTATTTTGTTTTGTAGTCATGCTTAACAACAGAGACTGCTGCAAACGGATCTATAACATCCATGAGTTCTTTAATGTCTGCACGACAGAGCATATCTCCATCCACAAACATTGCATAACCTTTATAGTCACATAGATAAGGAACTAAGAACCTAGAATAAATAAAAGCATTAGATCCATCAGTATGTGTTTCTGTATAATCTTTTAGTGTATTTAATGCTAATGGTGTAAAACTAACTGGTATGGTTGCTTTCTCTATGACACTCTGGCAGAACACATGATAGGCAATTGGTTCTACCTCACCATCAAATCCTACAAATATCTTTAACATTATATTGCTGGAGACTGTCCTGGTGATGATGTTGTTTGTGCAGGTGTAAAGTTAAATCCTAATAAATTTCCTGTGTTAAGAAATCTACCTGCTCCATAGTTACCTGCATAACTTGGCATTGTTGGTGCACTTAAAAATGAAGAAGCACTTGGAGTTGGAGTGTATGTTGGTTGTGGTGCTTTAGAATACACATATGCCATAGATGGTGAGTATTCGTATATGTCTGTATCACCTACTTTGTTTTTACTAAATCCTGTAATGTCTACATCAACAGGTCTAAATGATTGGTTTCCTACAGTGATTGTTCCTTCTGCACGATTAGAATTACTTTGATTTACTCCGTATGGACCATAACCAAAACCACCATATGGACCATATATACCATAACTTGGAGAACTTGTAACTGTGTATGGTTCATACATACGATTGTTACCATAGTAGTAACCTGTATCACCGACAGACTGTAGTCCAGAATATTTGCTTGGTGTTAATCCTAATATTGAATTGATATCTAAATTAGACGTAGGGGCAGCTACAATGTTAGGTGCTATTCTCGGTGCTGAATAATTAAGTAACATTGTCTAACCTTTTCATAATTTCTTTTCGTTGTTCATCACTATAGTTTGACCAGTTAGTGATCTCATCTAACGTTCTTCTACATCCCTCACAGATAAATGATCCATCACGCAAAGGTAAGAATGAACATTTCTTTGTACATGGACTTAGCACTTCCATCTTGCTCTAGCAGCTTTACCTCTTTCTCCAGTCCATCCTTCTGATCTAGCACAGAATGATTTACGTCTCTTGGCATCTTTACTGCCTGGCTTAACTTTACCAGTCACTGGTGCTTTTAGATTGCTACCAGTTTCTCTATTATACTTTGCTCTTCCTTTTGCGGTAAGACCACTGCCTTTGCTTACAGGTAATTTTTCACCTCTACCAACTGAAAGATTAACTTGTTTCTTTTTAACGGCCATTAAAAATTAAGTAAACCATATTGGTTAGGATTGATATACATAGGTTGTCCTAAACCTAATCCGTAAGGTGATACATTAGAATTGCCCATGCCAATATTTCTTAACTGAGTATCGCCTAAGATACCAGGAGCAGTAGTTGCATTAGTGATAGCTTTATCTACATTCTGAGCAGCACCAATTAAACCACCCATTGGATTTAAATTAATACCTTCATCAGCAAAAGATTTATAGTAAGCATCAAGTTCAGCTGGAGTCATATTACCCATGTCTGCGGTAGGTGCAGGTGTTTGTGTTGCTTGTGGTGTTCCAGTTGCCATAGCATTTCTTAAAAAGTCACGCTCTGCTGGAGTATCAACACCTCTTTCAGCAAGACCCATATTGTTGACCATGTCTCTGACTCTTGGAGTGTTTGCATCAACATTGCCTGTCATAACCTTTTTTAAGAAATCTCTTTCAGCAGGAGTGTCAGCACCCATGTTAGATAATTTATCTAAATATCTAGATTCAGATCCACTTTGGCCTGTTGTTAATCTTCTATATAATTCTTCTTCGTAACTCATTTCTTTTTTCCTTTTACAGTTTTAGCTGCTTGTTTAAATTGTTTAGCTGTAGGAGCTCCAGCAGTGCCAGGCTTTTTCATCTTTTCCCCTGATCCCGCAGCTATGCGTTTACGCTTCGCATGGATATTGGCATAGAGTCCAGGCTTAGCCATTACTTCTTCTTCCCATAAGATTTCTTAGTCATCATCTTCTTACCAGTTTTCTTTGCAGCTTTTTCAGCTTCCTTCATACCTTTAGCTGTATAAGCATATTTTTTATTTCCGACCATTGGCATAGTTATTTCCTTTTTGATTTAGATTTACCTGCTTTACTTAATGCAATAGCAATGGCCTGTTTCTGAGGTCTGCCTGC